TGAACCCACATATGGTTTCCATTTACAATATTCTTCCCTTTCATTATCCCATAAACATACTTATGGAGATCATTTATAGAAACTTTTGTGTCACTCATAACATTAAAGACTTGTTCCCCACCAATATATGAAGATTCAAAAAAGAAATTAGCGTTTACAACATCCTTGACATAGGTAAACATTCTTTCCTGTTCACCATCATCGTATATGGTAACAGTTTCACCGTTTATCATATTTTTTATAAATATTGGTATAACTCCACCTTTATTGCTTGAGTTCTGTCTTGGACCAAATACATGAAAATATCTTAAAATAGTATAACTGAATTTCGGGTAATATTCCTTAAACGCCCTTGCATAATTTTCACCACACAATTTAGACACACCATAAAAAGAATGAGGTTTGAGTTCAACACCCTCCATAGTTTTTTCCCCATTTCCATATACTGAACCTGTTGAAGCATGTATAACTTTTTTAACATTGTTTTTTCTTGCACAATCAAACACGTTCCACGTACCCCAACCATTTACTTCCAAATCCAGCTTAGGGTTGTCACGGCATACGGTACACTTACTGGCAGCATTATGAAAAACCACATCTACGTTTTCAAAATATCGTTCAATATTATCAGTGACACTAGCATTAACAAAAGTACATAAACGACTATCATACCAACCCTCAAAATTATCCGTAGTACCACTTACAAGATTGTCTATTATGACAACCTCTTTCCCCTGCTTGACTATTTCTTCACAGATGTGACTGCCTATAAAGCCTGCTCCACCTGTAACCAGATATTTATCGTAGGAAAGTTTATGCAACTAATGCTCCCTGTCTTGCTTCTATTTCTTGCCCACTCTGTGGAATACCAATCTGATTGCTCGGACCCGCACCCGTGGGTTGACCTGCAGGGGCAGTGCCTGTCTCTTGAGGAATAAGTGGTACATCCTCTCCGAGAAACTTGTCGGCAATGTTTTCCCACTCATCACCCATGAGAATCATGATTTTGCTTAAAATATAGTTAAATATAATAGGCATGTCAGGATGTGGTGAACTGGCAACCATTTGCATCATGTTGGTCAAATGCCGTATCTTGTTGTTCCTGCTAAACTCTGTTTCAATGGTCTGAGACAAAGGCTTGTAAAAGAAATCAAAATTCGGGTTAAACTCGTAAGCTTTGTCACCCATAAGTTTATACCCTACCTCTTCTGTAGCAAACTGCCATGTCATCTGTTGAATTATCCAGTATAATTCATTCAAAAAGGTGTATTCCCACGTGACAGACTTGTAATTGGTTCTGGTATTGGCATTACGTTCCACGTTCGCTACTTCTGTTGCAGTCTGCCCACCTTCTGCACTACCACCCATCTGAGGTGGTTGAATAGCCGTTAATTGCTGCATTTTTTGAGTAAGAATGCCCAGTTGAGTCAAAGCCCCGTTGATGTTGTCCTCAATCTTTATTTCTTCAACATCATCAGTCGTATTCAACTCCATCATATGACCCGGCTCAAAGTAAATGCTGTCCGTATCCTCAGTGGTGTGCTTATTACCCTTCAATGTCGGCATAGTAGCAAGTCTAACCCTGTCGTTACTCATGTTAAACGTATCATTTATAGCAATTGCAAGTGGACGACTGTAATGACCATCACCTATGCCACTGTCTCTTGTTGGATGAATATAACATAAACCCCTTATAAGTGGCCTGTACCTCTCACCCCGACAACATTTATAAGGTTGTAAATGAAACCCGATAAGCACTTTTGTGCTTTTATTTTTTGCAACCGTCATTACGCATTCTTCGTAACGGGCATTAGGTAAAGGTTTATTCCATTGATCTATACCTGGCTCACCGTTCAAGTACCAAAACTTGCCGTATCGTTCGTAAATATCCCAATCCTTCGGTGTGGGCGTATTTGTCACTTGAGGAGCAATTTCTTCATCCCTGTCTGTGGTTTCTGTTTTAGCCTCAGTCTGACCTGTTGCATGTGCTTCTTCCAGCTTGTCCAGGTTAAAATATCCATATCGCTTGCCCATGTTTTTCAAGTCTTCAACGGTTTTATTGCCCCTGATGATTATCCAATCCTTGTCCTGAAGACTGTAACAATACTTTTTGTCCATTGTAACGTTACGTGGGTCAATCACTTCAAAATTAAACCTGCCAAGCTGTTTGTTCCACCAACATTTGGCAATCGCACTACCGCCAATATTGTTCATTGTTTTAGCACGTACAAACTTCTGATAATAATGAATGTGCCTCTGGTTCAATGTCCTGTTAATGCATTCCTCAGCAGCATCAGCAGCAAGCAAAGCTTCGTCACTGGCGTCCTGAACATACGTTTCCACAAAATCCCGTGTCTGAAAATATTGCGCCACATCAAGGGAACTTTGAGTCAACATCTGGGCAGCAAACTCAGGCAATGGAATGTCACTCATCCAATCATACTCACGCTCTACACGTTCGTTCTCAAACAAGTCTATAGCAGCTTCAAAGTTTGAATAATCGTGGCTAAAATTGGAACGTCCAACAGTCCATTCATGCTCCACAACACCACATAACCTTGCTTGTATGTTTTCCTCTATATTGGTAGGCATTCTTGGTTCCTTATGATAAAAATAAATAGAAAAAAAATATCAAATAACAACACGCTATTGCTAAATCGTAGTCATTATCATCTATTTTGGAAGTATCTGACACTCTTTCTGCGTCCCCTCGGTTCCCTTCTCGGTTTACTGAACCTGTTGTCCTTTAAAATTCCTTCAAGAGCAGTACAAAAATGACTCCACTTTTGAGCAGGGCTTTCCTTCCTATCCTTTACAGCTAATACCTTAGTTGTGCTCCAGTCCTCATACCGCCATTTTTTAATGCTTGCTGCCGTTAATGGGCAATCTCTCGCAATCCATAAAGTCGGGACAGTAATTTCTCTGCCGTCTTTAAGAACTTTATTGTTGTTCGGCTTTTCAACCTGAATAGAGTTACGCAACCTTCGTCTAATATCATCCCTTCCCTTAGTGCCCTTCGTGTCAAAAGGCTCCCAATAACCGCCCCGTCCAACAGATCGTTTTTTAAGCTGAAAGAAAAACTCATTTAAGTCCTGAATTACCGTCCTTCCAGTATTTGTCTGTATTTTATTGGCTAAAGGATCTATTAAATTGATTGCATAGTGCTCTTTTGCCGATAAAACGGCAATTTGCTCAGCTATTGTGTAATTAACCCACTTGTCAGGGCTTGGGTTCCACTCCCTGTACACCACAACTTCATCATTGTGGTTCCGTCCAACCCATATAACAGCCCAGTTGTTTCTCTCGTGATAATCTATTGCTCGTGCTAGTTTCCATGCCAATTAAAATTCACCTACTGCTAAATCCCAAAACGAATCTTCAAGCGATACACTGTGCGTTTTATAATTAAAATCCCCGAATATCCTGCCCGTACTCTGCCTGAACACACCGTACCGTCTTGTAGCAACCGTGTCAGGGTCTTCGTACTCAATTAAACTCTCAATCGCATCAATATCAAGTGTCGGATTATCGTCAGTTGCAGCCTGGATAACAGCTATACTTTGCTTCTCATCAGTGTGCTCTACCTGATTAACAGGTTTCTTTTTTTTTTCAGACTTGGACAGAAAATCTGTTATAGCTTTGGTTCTTATGTAGAGTTCTGCCCTTTCAAACACCTCGTCAAACGTCCAAGACATTCTGTTTGCTGGTGTGAGCGTGAGGTGCATGTCGCCTTTCTCGGCAAGCAAACGTGGGATTTGTTCCTCGTAAAAGTCATATGGAGGTTCTTCATCCATCCAGATAGAGAGTCTTTGAACGCCTGCTGCAGCCTGGATTCGTTGTCCATACGATGTGTACTCAATTATAATGTCCTCTCCTGCATGCTCATACTTTCCAAACTTATACCCTGTCCACGGGTCACGTATTCTAATAGCTGGTGTGCGTGCTGTTATGTCCTTCTTAATCAGAAATCTTGGCAACCATTTTTTGAATTCTGGGTAAATAGTGTTTCTAACATCTCCAGACTGTCCTGATCCATCAATAGAAACGGTTTCTTTTTCACCAGGAAGGGTTTCAGAACAGAATCTAATAACTCTCGTATTTCTTTGGTGTGGTCTAACGGGTTCCCCACATACCCAACACTTACCATGCTTAGGAAAGTTGAATGGTCCATATTCTCCATACTGATAAATGGGAACCTTGACACCATCCCCAAAGTCCTTCAGGAACCAATTGTGCTCTCCCTGATTAGGGCACTCAAAGTACAACACGTTCCTGTGCGGTATGGGGTGCCTGCCAAGTATCCGTAAAACGTACTGCCTGGCTTTCTGTGCCGTTTTTCCTCTTTGATTACCTGTGAAGTCAGCTATAATCTGATGCGGTAACCACATGGCAAGCTGACTGTCCCACGTGGGCTTGAACTTCAGCAAATGGTAACATTGGTTAAAAAGTTTTTTCTCTCGGTCACTTATCACTATTTAAATACTTGTTTTTCGACCCACGCATTATAATCAAGCGGTATTTCGCCCTTGGATATCATTTCCTTCCTATACTTTATATAAGCAAACTTACTTGGCTTTTTACCTTTTTTCTTTTTTTTGCCCATTATTTCCTCTTTTTCTTCTTTTTAGGCATTGTAGCGTCAAGCGCTGCCCTATTTCTCTTTTTGCGTCTTTTCAAAAGTTCGGCTGCCGTAAATACAGAATGCTTACCTTTTTTCTTTGCCATTAATTAGAACTCCTTGTATGTCCTGGGTGCGATTTTGCCATCTTCATCTTGTACTTTTTGATGTCATCACGTACCATCTTAATCTGTTCATTAACCCATTCCAGACGACTTTTCGTGTCACCCTGCTGCTTGGCAACACCATGCCCTGTTTCAAGCTTTTTACGCATATTTTGCAATTGCTTTAAATGCTGTTGCATTTTTGCCATACCTGCCATTATTTTTTCTTCCTTTTTTTCTTTTTCTTGTTAATAGAAGCATTACACACCGCCCAAGGGTTCACCTTCTTCTTACCCTTGGCCTTGACCTTCTTGACACATCTGTCTAACTTTTTTGGCATAATTATCCTATTGGTAGATAAAAACAATACCGGCATCAATCGTGTCAACATCTATACCTTTGGTATTGAACGTTTGTGGGAAATGAATATACGCATCATCCCCTGCAGCCTGTGCACGTTTTCTGAATATAATATGCCCTTCACCGTCTTTAATAATCAAGTCGCTTGAAGCTGCGATTAAAGAACCTGGTGTGCCAGTCCATGCAATACCTGTTATCTTGCACGGCCTTTGGGCATGTTCTGTAGTCTCTGCAGTAGAGAACGCAGTGTCAACAATCATTGGGTTTCTTTTTAAATTGTTTGCCATTTAAATCTCCTAAAATTATTTTCGCCTTATCCTAAGTGGATTACTGAAAATATAAATAAATGTTACACCAAATGCTTGATTATTCTCACAAACCTCAGGATTATCGCTCCAAGAAATATCACTCTCATACTCCGCATTTTCCAATATTCTTAACGAAGAAACACCTAAAATAAAATTACCCTCATCATTTATTGTGAAAGTATATTTATTATCCTCAAATGGAAAAAATGAAACAACCCTTTCATTAGTATTATCCTTATTCTTCATGTAAACTCTATAATAAACCGTTTCATTTTCAGGAATAGGATCACCATTCGTAAACGTAGTCACATGATCCCATTCCATTGTACACTTATCTGCAGGATACCAAATAATATCCTCCTGTGCATACACAGAAACATTAAAATACACCCCTGTTATCAACAAAAAAATCAGAAAATACACCCCTGTTATCAACTTTTTCATACCCTTAACACCCCCATGCTTTCAAGAAATCTTTCCTTGTTGTCGGTTAAAATCTTGATTGCATCCTCACCACTTATCTTCAATTGCTCCTCAGCACTCAATAAAAAATCCAACAACCGCATCACATTCTCCGTAATCGCCTGTGAATGCAAACCCTCCTTCATCTCCCTAAACTTAACAGCCATACCAATAGCCCTGATACGCTCAGGAACAGGCGTCTTAGACCCCCTCAAAACCCTCTCCAACTGCTTTTCAGCCAATTCCAACAGGTCTTCCTTGTTAGACGGCCTACCACCACGCCTAGAATCAGGCTTCCTCTTGCTAGGCAAAACATACTCATCAATATCATCATCATCCCACAACAAATCCTTCCCACGGTCAGCTACAAGTTTTTCTATGTCTTCTAAACTCATTTTAATATCACCTCAAATACACCTTGTTCTTTTCCTTTATGCTCACATTGTCAACAGTACCACTGAATAAACTGCCACCCAAACAACCGCAAACAGCCGGAGTAGCACCACCAGATATATCTTCAGTATAAGTGGCAGCAGATTCCCTGGCAGTGCCCGTACTCCCTGCAACGTTTATCTTCACATTCCCCTGCGTCCTACTAACCACCTGAAAGCTAGTCTCATACGTGGTGCCATCCACAATGGAATTTATAGCCTGATACACACTGGAACCCAAATTGTTAGAACTCGTAGCCACACCATCACCCAATAAACTCCATCCAGAACCAGCCGTCCACTC